GATCGCCAAGGCGTGGCAGGTCGAGGCGTACCGCCACGTCAACATCTGTGGCGAGGCGCGGTACGCCGCCACCCTGTTCGCCGCGATGGCGGGCCGGGCCGAACTGGGCATCTCCGAGCCGCAGGCCCTGCGCAACAAGGCCACGTGGATCAAGGAGGGTTCCGAGGTCGACGCGCTGGCGGAACTCTGCCCGACCGTGCGTGAGCGGACTAAGTTGATCCGCGACTACATGACGCACCGAACCATCGCGGGCGAGTGCTACCTGATCGCCCGTACGCGGGTCGACACCGACCCCGGCTACATCGAGCCCCCGGTCAACCCGCTGTCCGGCGAGCCCTACCTCACGTGGGACGAGTACCTCGCGGTCGCCAACAGCGCCATCGACATGTTCGCGCTGGACCCGGTGCCGGAGGAGAACCCGAACACCGACATCTGGGAGATTGTCGCGGTCACCGAACTGAACAAGGTCGGGGACACGTGGACGGTGCGCCACGACAACGGCAACTACCTCACGCTCTCCGAGGACGACCCGGTCATCCGGCTCTGGAACCCGGACCCCTCCGACCGCCGCGAGGCGTGGTCCCCGTTCCGCTCGCTGCTCCCCACCCTGCGCGAAATCGAGTGGCTGACCCAGCACATCTTCACGCAGGTCCGGTCGCGGCTGATGTCGGCGGGTGTCTGGTTCCTCCCCGACAACCTGACCTTCCCGCCCCCGCCCTCGGACGCCGTCGAGGGTGGCGCGGAGGCCATCGCGCAGATGAACAAGGCCATGCTGCTCCGCTCGGACGCCGTCCGCCGGTTCGCGCTGGGCATGGACATGCCGCCTGAGCAGGTGCTCGGTTCCTCCGGGCTGGCTGTGTCCGGCTCCGGCGGGTCTGCTGGCTCGGTCAACCACTGGGGGGTGTGGGCCAACGAGGAGCAGACCATCTCGGCGCACATCGAGCCCGCGCTGGACGACTTCGTGGGGGCTCTCACGGTCGGGTTCCTGCGGCTGGCCGTCGAGGACACCACCAAGGTGCTCGCCTACGACACCGCTGCGCTGCGAATGCGACAGGATCGGTCCAAGGAGGCGCTGGAGTGGTACGACAGGGGCGTGCTCAAGGCCAAGGTCGCACTCAAGGAGACCGGATTCGACCCCGAACTCGACATGATGGACGAAGCCGAGCACAAGGTGTGGCTTCTCAACCGTCTTGTGTCCGGATCGCCGTCGCCCGAGCAGATGCAGGCCGCGTTCCTGCTGCTCACCGGCAAGGAACTGCCCGTGGAGGCGCTTCCGGGGACCGAGGTTTCCGGAAACGACCCGCCGAGGGGCATCGCAGGGCCGGATCAGCCGCCCTCACTGGAGCAGCACCCCTACGAGGGGCCTCCACGCGAGCAGCACGACCACACTGACGCTCCTTTCAGCGCCGAAGCGGCCTCCGCTGAGGTGCTGGTGCTCCGAGCGCTGGAGAAGGCGGGCAACGTCCTGCTCAACAGCGGCAAGCGGGGCCGTGACAAGGACCGGACCACCCCTCCGCACATGGCACACGTGCTCGCCAGTACCTCAGAGGTGCCCGAGTTCGACTTCTCGCTCGCCTCGACCGTCTACAGCGACCTCACGGCGGCGCAGAGGGCCGAGAAGGAACGTCAACTGGGGCAGGTCTGCCGCGATCTGTATGCGACCGGCACTCCGTACACCCGTGAGGCCCTGATCGCTGCTCTGGAGGAGTCCTGATGCTCAGTTTCGCCCGAATGGCGAGGATCAGCGCCGCGCTGCCCGCCGACGACGGCTACGCAGGGGTCACCCACGCCGGAATCGCCCTCGTGGCGCTCGATAGCGGGCGTGTGTTCCTCACCAAGCGCGCCGACGACCCCGAGGACGCCCCCGACGTGCGAGAGACGTGGGAGTTCCCCGGCGGAGGGCTCAAGCAGGACGAGCACCCCTTCGCAGGCGCGGTGCGGGAGACCATCGAGGAGACCGGGTGGGGTATTCCCGACGATTCGACCGTGGACGGGGGCTGGCGCAGCGATGACGGGGTCTATCAGGGCTTCCGGGTGACCACCGCCGCTGAGTTCCCCACCGAGGGGTGGACCAAGACCACCGAGGTGTGCGACATCGGGTGGTTCGACCGAGCAGCGGTACAGTCGCTCAGCGAGATAGGGGCTCTGCGCCCCGAGGTACGCGACCAGACGGACTGGGACATGATCTTCGGGTCTGTTTCTGGAAACGAGGAGGACACCATGCCCGAGAGCCTTGCGGCAGCCGCACAGACGGACACCGCTGTCGAGGAGCCCGCCTACACCCCCGGTGACTTCGATCTGGACGCCCCGATCCCGGTTCACGGCGTCGTCGCCCCCGAGGAGATGGCCTCCGGGGACCAGCGCGCGTTCGCAGCGGGCGCGATGACCCGTCGGCCCCTCCGTCTGCCCTTCTCGGACCAGAAGGTGTCCATCTCGGGCCACGACGGCTCTGTCGTGGTCGGTTCGGTGGACCGGCTCATGCGCAAGGACGGGCTCGTCCACTGGGAGGGCGCGCTCATGCCGACTCCCGAGGCTGACGACCTCGCTGGCCGGATGCAGTTCTTCGATGGGAAGTTCGGCGTCTCGGTCGACGGCGACAAGGGGTCGCTGGACCACGAGCGCACCGAGGCGACCGAGACCCTGTGGTTCGACGCCGTTCGTGCCGCCGGTCTGACCGCTGTGGCGATCCCGGCCTTCCACGAGGCGTACGTCGCCTTCGGCACCCACCCCGAGATGCCCTCCGACGAGGCGCTGACCGCCGCTGCCCACGACAGCGGTGACCTCATCGGTGCTCGCGCCCACACCTTCGACCGTGGCCCCGGCTGGGTCACCGACCCGGTCGAGACCCGGCGCATCCACGACTACTGGACCAAGAAGGGCGAGGAGGGCTACGCCAAGATCGGCTGGGGCACCTCCGGCGACTTCACTCGCGCCAAGAAGTTGATCGGCGCGAAGATCGCGGAGCACTCCCCCGACAAGATGCGCTTCCTCAACCAGATCATCGCGCAGTGGCACTTCGACGCCCTCGGCTACTGGCCCGGCGACCTCGGCAAGCCCGGCAACGCGCCCGACACCCCGGAGAATCGCCGCCGTGCCGCCGTTCACGCCTCGCTGGACGAGGACTTGGACCCCGACGAGATGGCGGACCGCATCAACGGGCTGGAGCGCGACGACATCGAGCCGGTCGATCACGACGAGAGCGAGTCCGTCTGGGAGGCGGTGCTGGTCTCCAGCGTTTCTGGAAACCGGGTGCTCCCCCCGATTGACTACTTCCACCAGCACGAGTCCATGAAGGACGACCCGTGGGCGGCACCCAGCGCAGCGCTCGTGGTCGAGGAGCCCGACGCGCAGGGGTTCCGCCGTGCGTGGGGTTACGCCGGGGAGTGGGGCGTGTGCCACGTCGGCATGGACGGTCAGTGCGTCGAGCCGCCCGAGACGGGCAGCGATGACTACCCCGAGTTCCACCTCGGTCGGACCAAGGTCGACGGCGGTTACGTCTACACCGGCGTGCTGACCTACGGCGTGAGTCACCGGGACGCCAAGACCATCCTTGCGGAGAGCCCCGAGCAGGCCATGTTCGACAACATCAAGAACGCATGGGCCGCCGTGCGGGTGGGAGAGAACGAGCGGGGCATCTGGTTCTCCGGCGTCGTGCTCCCCAAGGTGGACGAGGACGACCTCGTGAAGATCGAGGCGTCGGGTCAGGTGTCCGGCGAGTGGAAGCGTGGCGCGATGCGGGCCTGCCTCACCGTCAACGTTCCCGGCTTCCCCAACGAGCGGGCCTCCGCCGAGTACGACGAGGACGGCAACGTGCTGGCGCTTGCGGCCAGCGCGTTCGGCTCCGTCGACAACGGCACGTCCGGCTCCGAGTGCGATCCCGAGCCCACCCCGCTGGAGCGGATTCAGGCGCTCGCCACCATCGACGCCGAACTGCGGATCGCTGAGGTCAAGCGCGAGTGGGGGGAGTCCTGATGGCCTGCGCCTGCAAGGGTCGGAAGTCGACCAAGTATGTGTGGACCTCGGACGACGGCTCATCCTCCGTGACCTACCCGTCCGAGATTCAGGCCAAGGCCAAGGTGCTGCGAGTCGGCGGGTCATACAAGCCGCAAGGCTGAGCCTGTAGCCTGATCCCGAGTCTCCTCTTCTCT